GAATCAAGTAATTTTAACGCTAACAGATAGCAACGGCAACAGCGCAATTCTCGACCTTTATGAGAACGAGAAGATGCACCTCAACTACAAGTTCACGGACATCACCGACTTCGCTTCCGTAGGTAACTACTCGCAAGAGTTTCGTGTTCCAGCAAGTGCAACGAATGTAGATTTCTTCGGTGCTATTTTCAACGTTAATTTCGACGGTTGGTTTGACTTCCGCAAAAAGGTTGAAGCGGTATTAACGGTTAACACAATACCAATCGCAAGCGGTCACATTCAGGTTAAAAAGTTATACTGGCAAAGTGGTAAGTTGTTCGAATTTGAGATAGTGTTTTTCGGTGAAGTACCAAACTTAGCACGATTACTCAACGAAAAGAAATTAAAGGACATTGAGAGCATCGTTGCAGGCGACTTAGACTACGATTTACTTCATGAATTTGTTGAAACACCACCCAACGAACACACAATTCTAACGCTATGCGACAAGTGGAATTTGACAGCAAGTAATGTTGAAGGACAACCTGTGTATTCAACCGTTATCGGTGGTCAGCCGACATATAAACCGCTTTACGTTGGTCACTTAACACCAGCGGTTAAGGCGCAATACCTGTTCAATCAAATAATGAACGACGCAGGATTGCAGTATTCGAGTGATTACTTAGGCGACATACTTGAAAACGTATACGTTCCTTTCGTGAACGGACAGTACTTGAATAGTTCGTTGGGGTTAAATGATAACGCGAGTAAATTAGCAGTAGCTGCAAACGTTAACGGATTGACATTTGCGCCTTCAAACAACATTTACAATTTATACAGCGCGTTAACAGAATACGAAGATGCAGGTCTAAATTGGAGTGCTGGTGTTTTTACCGTTCCTTATACGGCTCAATACTCATTTAACATTGCAGCAAATGGACGTGTAAATACTTTGAACGGTGAAGACTTTGGAAACTATCCTGTAAAAATATTGGTTTACGTTAACGATGTTTTTGCTTACGAATACGAATTGCTTCAAACAAGTTATTTGTTTTTTTTGAACACAACACAAACTTACGCTTTTAACGGAGGTGACACGGTTAAATTCAAATTGCAAATTTTACCACAAGATTCAACCGCAGGGACATTCACTTGGGACGTTGATTTGTTTGGTAACGCAACAGTTTCTCAATTTGGTAGTGGTCTTGAACTTACAAGCGTTGGAACAGCGTTGACAAACGACACGGTTCTCATGGAGTTCAACGCTCCAGACATGAAGCAAATTGATTTCATGACATCAATTCAAAAGATGTTCAACCTTGTTTTCGTTGCAGACAAGACGCTTCCAAACACACTCCGCATTGAACCAATGGTCGAGTATATTGCAAGCGGTAACACGCTCGATTGGTCGCAGAAATTGGACTTGTCGAAAGACATCATGTATTCGCCAACGACCGACCTGCAAAAGGCGAAGTTCACGTTCACTTATGCCGAAGACGGCGACTATTTCAACTCAGTCTACAAAGACAACGGGCGCATCTACGGAAGGTACGAAGTAACTGAAAGCGACTTCGAAGTAATTAACGAGTTCGCGACGGGCGAAGAAAAAGTTGAGTTAGCATTCGCGTCTACACCTTCCGCACCTGTGGAAAATACAGACGTGGTTGTTCCTATTTTTCTTAACGGCGAAGGACAATTCGTACAACCTAAACCGCGCATCCTTTACTACTTCGCTGACTTCTTTGTTAATATGTACGACGAAGTTTCTGACACGGTAATTCAAACAGCGGTTAAGTGTTTGAACAACTATTCGACGATGAACGCAACCGTCTCAGATAGCGACCTCAACTTCGCTCCTGAAGTACCTATTCACACAATCATTGCGAACCCATACAACAACTTGTACAATCGTTGGTGGCGCAATTACTATCGTGAGTTATTCGACGGACAAGCGCGAATCTTAGAGGGAATGTTTGCGCTTACACTCAACGACATATTCACGTTTCAATTTAGCGACAAGATTTGGATTATCGATTCTTGGTGGCGCGTAATGGACATTCAAGGTTACGTAGTAGGTGAGCAAGACATGACGAAAGTAAAACTGATTCGCGTTCTCGACATCAACAACGATTGCGACATTGTACCTGTATCGGCTAACCTTGACCAAAGTCTTAATTGGGAAAGACCGAACGGAGATCCTGCGGTAGTGACGCAAGACTGTTGTAATCGTTTTGGTTACAATTGGAACTCCGCAAAGAACGATTGTTTCTCGCAGCCAAACAACGGAACACGCTCCTTCATCACGCAACAAGTACCTTCATTAGCACCAACACGATTCGGTGCGCCTGTGAGTTTCAATGGTTCAATCACGCAACCAGTTAGAACAATAACGACCGACTACGTTATAACGAATTTTGACAGAATGATATTTGCAGATACAACGAGCAACGGCATAACAATTTACTTGCCTTCTGCAACAACAACGGCAGGACGTGAATTGATAATACAACGCGTTGTTTCGGGTGCTAATCCACTAACGGTACAAGCATACACAGGAGAAACGGTTGAAGGTAGCGGAAGCGTTACGTTAAGCGCAGCAGGTGACACAATAACAATTATAAGTAATGGAAGCGACTTCAAAGGAACAAGTACAAAATAAAGCAAGCGCAATGGTCGCTTGTTTGGAGTTCATTAAATTGAACGTCAAGAGCGAAAGCAATTTCGGTAAGATTGCTAACGGCAAACGTAAGCTAAAATTATGGAAGCACTATGTGTGGAAAGTGACGCGTATTTCCGTAAACGTAGCGTTATGGATATTTATAATTTATAAACTACTCTCATAATGGCGAATACAATTGACTTTAATGTAAACACAAACGCGGTCACCGTCCTCAATCAGACGGCAACAGCGGCGGACAATACAGCGGCAGGGTTTAGTTCAGCGAAGGCGGAACTTCGTGCGCTGAATAATCAGTTGTTGACAATGGACCAGACGAGCGAAGCGTTCAAAGTAGCGTCCAAAAGAGCAGCCGAATTAAAGGACAACATTTCCGACTTAGGTGCTGAGATTAACGCGAACGCGGGTAACGCATTTGAAGGTCTTTCTAATAACGTTGGATTGTTTGGTTCACGATTGATGTCGCTTGACTTGAAGGGAGCAGGACAAGCGTTAAGTGGAATGGGAAACGCTGTTTCTCGAATAGATTTTAAGACGCTTAAAGATGAAGTTGGTGGTCTTGTAAAAGGATTAGCAAATCTTGGAAAGGCAGTTCTTGCTAACCCATTCTTTTTAGCAGCCGCAGCATTAACGGCAATGATTGTTTACTACAAAGAAATTGGAGATTTAATAAACGGAACTGCTGAAAAAGTTAAGAAACTTGAAGAATCAAATGTTGTCTTAGACAAACAAAATCAAATTTTAGACGCTCGAATTAACAAAGAGAAAACGTTATACGGAGAAAGTTTTAGAACTCTTGCTCTTGAAAAAGAGAAAGCGCAAAACAATATACAAGTTGCGAAAAACGAATTAGCCATTGCTAGAACAACTGGCGACATCAATGTAATTCGTGATAAGGAGAACAAGTTAATTGAAATGAGAAACTTGTTAAGCGGAATAACCAACAAAGGTGAAGCCGACCGAATGAAGTTGATTGAAGAAGCGAAGAACATAACAATCGCAGGATATAAAGAAGAACAAGAAAGAAATAGAGCCGTTGCAAAATTTGAAGATGCAAGAGCGCAACAATTAGCAGTCATTGCTGAAAAGCAAAGACAAATTAAAGCGTCGTTAGAAACGGAAGCATTATTTGGTCAACAACAATTTGAAACTGAAAGAGCCAACTTTGTTCAAAAAGATATTGAAACAAAAAAAGTTTTAATTCAAAGTGACAAACAAAAACAACTTCAAAAAGAACTTAATGATTTAATTTATGAAGAACAAGTTTTAAGAAATGCGAAACTTGCTATTATTACTGAAACAACTGTTGCTGACTTAAAGGCAAAAGAGAAAGAAAAAGAAGCAACGGAAAGAACAAAAACACAATTTGCAGAAGTTAAATCTTTAGGACTTCAAAAGATTGAGTTTAATGAAGTTGTTGTAAATAAGATAATTTCACAAGAAGATAAACTTGCAGAAGTACAAAAAAAGCACGCTGAAGAATTAAAAGAACAACAAAGGCTTCAAATGTTGCAAAGGTTAGATATTGCAAGTTCTGGACTTGACGCGTTAAGTGCATTAAACGACGCGTTTACAAAGAAAGGACAACAACAATCAAAGAAACAATTTCAGATTCAAAAAGCATTGAATCTCGCGTCGGCTGTAATCGACACTTATGGCGGTATCAACAGAGCGTTAAACGATAAGACAATGCCTTCCACAACCGCTCGTATTATTCAAGCGTCAATCGTTGGAGCAATGGGTTTGGCTAACGTAATAAAAATATCAAAGACAGAATACGGAAACGCAAGCGCACCTTCTGGAACTAATATGAGTACAGGAGGTGGTAGCGACGGCGGAACAACAGCTCCTTCGCCTGCGAACTTCGCCTTCTTGCAGAACCAACCCAACCAACAACCGCCATTGCAAGCATACGTCGTTGGAGCGCAGGTATCGAGCAACTTAGAAGCACAACAATTAATACAAAACCAATCACGATTAGGAGGATAAAAATATGAACAAAAAAATTAAAGTTATTGAATACGGAATTGACGACGCAGGTTTGCTCGGCGTTTTTTGTATAAGTATGGTAGAACAACCTGCAATCGGTGTTGACTTTGTAGCACTAAGCGAACAACACTCTGTAAAATTCAAAGAAGATTTCAGAGGTCTTTTGTACGGTGCTTTGCTTATTCCCGACCAACTCATTTATAGACGCGACGACAAGACCGAAGAAGAATACTACGTTAAGTATTCGAAAGACACTATTCGCGCCATTGCTTACAACTACTTAAAGCAAAACATGACGAACAACGCAACGGTTGAACACGCGAAAGTTGTTGAAGGTGTTTCGTTAGTTGAAACGTGGATAATCGAAGGCGAGAACGACAAGTCTAAGAACTTCGGGTTCGACCTTCCAGAAGGCACTTGGTTCGGTTGCATGAAAGTAGAGAACGACGAAGTAAAAAAACAGATTCAAAACAAAGAAGTGTTAGGTTTTTCAATCGAAGGAAACTTTGCCGTTGACAAAGAAATGTACATGAGCGCACAACAACCCACCTTAATTGAAGAATTAGAACAACTTCTAACGTTAGCCACTCAAGAAGAAATTGAAGCGCGCTACGACGACTATATGAGCGCGGTGAACATGACCTACTCAGAACTTAAAGCGTGGTCAGAAACGGAGTGTTCGCAGTTGGCTTCACTTGATCGTGGACCGATAAATAGAAATCTTGAATTACTTCAAACGAATAAAGCCGATTGGAACGACAGCCACTACGAAGACGCAGGGAAAACAATTGCCTTCATTAACCGTATGCGTGAGAACTCAGCAGGCGACATATTGGAAGACAGCAACGGAAACGTCTGCGGAAGCAAGCGCACTATTTCTCTTTTGAATTGGGCATACGATCCGAACAAGTAAATGAATATCGAAGCAGGGGGGTTCTTAAAGTTGGAGTTGTTCAACGACGACGCAAACCTGTTTCTTAACGCACTCACGAAGATTACAAACGAGAGCGGTAAAATGGGTTTTAAGACGTATGGATTGAGTGAGGACGAAATGAAGATAATGAATGACATTCTTGATTCTTTAGGATAAAAAAAACGGAGGGAAATCACGCCCTCCGTCAAACCTAAAATCAAAATCAACCTATGAAAAGCCGAATTGTGAAACAAATATACACACTTTTCTATTTAGCTACTAAACATTTAATAAACACATTTATGAACTTACGAGAAAAAGTAAATGCACTATTCGCAAAACACAATGTATCACTCACAGCGGAAGAAACCGTTGTTGACGTGAAGCAAATGGTTGAGGCAATTCTTGCAGACGGAACGAGTATCTACTCGGACAGCGACACATGGGCTCCAGGCGTTCGTGTATTATCAAAGGACGCAGACGGCAACGAGGTTGTTGTTGCGGACGGAGAGTACACAACAGCAGAAGGAGTTATTGTAGTTGTTGCAGACGGACTACTTGTTGAATTGAAGCCAATGGTTGAAGAAGAACCAGAGGTTGAAGTTGAAGAAGAAAAACAATCTACTGAGGTTGTTGTTGACGAATCACTAAACGCAGAGGTTGAAGGACTTTTGTCGTTGGTTGCAAAACTTGAAAGCGAACTTTCTGACATGAAGAAAGCAAACGAGAATCTTTCAAGCGAAGTAACAAAATTAAGCGCACAGCCTGCCGCTACTTCTATCAAAGAAGTAAAGCAAGCAAAAGTAAACACACCTTCAAAGCCATACGCTAAAATGTCGGCTGAAGAACGTTTCGTATTTCATCTAAACAAATAAAAAAACAAACAATAAAAAATGGCTACTACAACATCATTAACAACTACCTACGCAGGTAGAGAAGCAGCAGGATATATCCGCGCTGCGTTTTTAAGCAACGAATCGCTTGCTGCGGTTACAATCAGAGAGAACATCGAATACAAGCAAGTTATTCGCAAGCTCGTTGACAACGTTACTTTCGAAGCTCCAACGTGTGACTTCACACCACTTGGAACGGTTACATTAACCGAGCGTATCTTGACACTTGAAAAATTCCAAGTACATCGTCAACTTTGCAAAAAAGATTTCTTAGCGGATTGGGAAGCGAAGTCTGAGCAAAACGGACAACTTCACGCTTCATTGGCTGACGCTATTATAGCGAACGTTTTAGCAGGTGTTGCAGCTCGCAACGAGGTCTTGATATGGCAGGGTGTTAACGCTAACTCTGGCGAGTATGCAGGTTTCGAAACTTTGTTCTTGGCTGACGCTGCGGTTCTTGACGTTGCTGATCCAGAAGCAATTACTTCTGCTAACGTAATCGACGAAATGGCGAAACTTGTTGCTACACTTCCAACACGTGTGAAGCGTGCAACTGAAAAACCTGTAATCGCAGTTTCTTCAAACGTTGCTGAAGCATACAGAAGCGCGATTCTTGGTCTTGGTGGTGGTTACTACTTGTATCAAGGAGAATCAGTTGTAATGAACTGGCAGGGACAGTACGACGTTATCGAATGTCCTGGTATGTCTGACGACACAATGGCGTTTTATCAGAAGTCTAACTTGATTTTTGGAACTAACTTGTTAGACCAATGGAACAACGTTGCTCTTTTGGATATGTACGCAAGTGACCTTTCTGACAACGTTCGTTTCGCTTGTTCTTTCTTCGCAGGTGTACAATACGGTTTCGGAAACGAGATTGCATTCTACCAATATACTGCCTAATCAATACCATTCTAACCCTTGCATAAACAGAGGTGGCGGCATAAACACCGCTCCTCTTTTGTGCTAATAAAAACATACAAATATGGCATGTGAATTAAGCGCAGGTTTTACACTCGATTGCAAAGACGGCATCGGTGGAATTAAGCAAATCATTTTGTTGGATCAAAATTTAGTTACAGGTATAACCTTAGACGGTTCTGAAGTAATCACAGCAATTGCTGGACCAACAGATGCAGATTTGTACACATACGAATTACCTACTCAAACAGGTTCTTTCGAAGAAACAATCAATTTCAACCGCGATGCAGGTACAATTTTTTACACGCAGACGGTGAACATTATGTT